TTACAACATACACACCCAGCACTATGACGTAACCGCTTGGGTACCCTTATATAACATATCCTATATCGGTGGGGGGAGTAATAATATATAATAATATAATAATATCTGGTGTATACGTAATGTGGGCAGTGCGTTGGGCGGCGGTACGCCGTACATATAATGTATAGATATCCCACGGGCGCCGATATCCATACGCGCGTGGGTATGCCAAAAGGTGTGCGTTGGACCAATTACGATATCGAACACGATCCTCGACCATCGATTTAGTATATACGTATATTTACATAGTATAGTAAAAAGCGTGAGTGTGAGTCCCGTTTAACCCCTTTTCAATAACCCCCACGGTATGCGAAGGAAGAGTCTCAACAAAATCTCGCGCGTCGACAAAAATATATACGCCTGGAATAATATTCACCGTAGTTATCCTCCCTTCTCCCATCTTCCTATTTGATTTTTGGTTGATTTTCGTAAATTTTCAATATTTATTACCAAATAACAATACATGGCAATTACACAGGTAAGCGTAGATCAAATAGCAGGATTTATTGATAAAACGGTAAATAATACATCCGCCGCAACAGCAGTTGCTGCACTTATGGATGGTAATGGTAATTTCGTAAACTGTTTTCAATCTTGGATTAACAATAGTCTTGCTTATAAGTTAAGTTCAGCACAACAATCTGATTTGGATAGTAATGTTTTTTGTTGTTTTAAATTTGATCCAGCTATTCTGTTTGAAGAAAGTCAAATTATTGACTTATATGATTCAACTAATCAAAATGAAACTGCCCATCCTAGAGCTAGCATTGATGATTGGGATGGAATGATAGCATCAACAACTGATGTTGTTATTACTCAAACAACCGGATTTAATGCTGGTGCAATTGGACAACTAACTCCTAACCCAGCAGATACTGCTGCTGTTAATTGGCCTAGCAAGACAAAATCAGGTATTACTTATGAATCCCGTAATAATACTACAGGAAAAACTTTTTGTTTTTGGTATTACCCAAGAACAGAAACTCCAGACTCTTTTCTCTACCAAATAGGTGATAATACAGAAGATTCATTTACTGGTGGTGGTAATTATACAGGAATTAATATACAAAGACCTGGAAATAGAAATAATGCCTTTACTGTTATGATGGGTAGTGGAACCGGAACATCTTCTCAAAATAGACGTAGTCATTTAGGTGTGAATGATTCTTTAACTCTTGAAGAATGGCAATTTGTTGTAATTAGAATGATAAGTGGATCTGGTCAAGGAGTTACTAGTAATTATGTTAATATTACTCTAGCAAATGCTGGTGCAGGTAGTAGAAGCCAAGGAAATGATGGTATATCAGGATCATCTGGAACTTATAATGGATTACCTGTTTATATTAATAGTACAGCTCGAGCATTAAGATTTTTTAATCAAAGAGGTGGAACTAGTAATTTAGAGGATTCAATTGGTCAAGTTTGGATATTACCTTTTGGGTTAAATGCTAATGATAGTAAATTAGATGATATGTTTGATGCTACAGTTGGGGGTTACCAATAATTTTTCGTATATTTACATAAATAAAATACAATGAGTGAGAAGTGGATTGATAGAGATGAGTTTATAGCAGGTCAAGAATGGAAATGGGAACCTAATGACAGTGATCATTGGGCATTTCGCTCTAGTGATAATAAAATTATACAATATAATGGAATTGATGAAGTAGGAACGGTGACTGAATTAGGAGCCACTACTTTTATTTTTGAGTTAGAAGGAGAAATAAATTCTTCGCTGTATTCAGATTTATGTCAGTATAATACCTAAAAACTTTCGTTTTTCTTCGCGATACATTTGGCTACCCGAGATATCTTTCGTATATTTACGGGGTAAATGAGGCGGGAACGCAAGTTAAATTAAAAATTAAGGTTATGACAAAGCAAAAAGTTCAAGAGTTTAGATTTGAGTTTCAAAATTCTGTTAAACAATTAGAAAAAGATTTTGGTGTAAGAATTAGTTTAGGTACTATTCGTTTCGATGAGAGTGGTTTAAGAGCTAAAATGGAAGCTGTTAAAGGTGATACTGTTGATGTTTTTACTAAAGATGATTTTAGAATAGGTGAAATTGTTACTATTAACCATCCAAAGGTTGATAAAAGAAGTAAATTTGCAATTGTTAAGATTAGTTCTAAGAATATTCTTGTTGAACAACTTGATGGTAATATTGAGGGTATAATTGGTGTGCCATTCCAACGAAGTAGAGTTTCTCCAAGTTTATTGGTAAAAACCGAAAAGTAATTCACAGGCAGCTTGGTTCCCCAAGATATCTTTCGTATATTCACGGTATAATAAATAAATAATAAGAGTTATGACGTATTCAGTTAATCAAAAAACAAATGAGTTCCTTACAAAGGATGCAATTCGCGAAATCGCTCCATCTGTGTTCACAGAAAAAGCAGATTCCAACTCAACTTCAAAGCACTATGTACATATCCCAACCGAAAAGGTTATTGATGACATGTCTTCATTAGGATGGGGAGTAGTTGATGCTAAGCAAGTTAAAGCTCGTAAAAATCAAGGTTACCAGAAACACCTAGTAATATTTGGTAATGATAATTTAGTTGTTGAAGGTAAAGATGGTGATACTGTTATGCCACGTATTCTAATGACTAATTCACACGATGGAAAGAATAGTTTCCAATTCCAGGCTGGTTTGTATCGTTTAATATGTTCAAATGGTTTAGTAATTGCTGATGCCGAGTTTGCTAATATGAAGATTCGTCATATGGGTTATGATTTAAGTGAATTAAAAACAGTTATTAGTGAAATCGTTGAGAAATTACCATTAACTGTAGAATGTATGAATAGGCTTAAAGCTAAACAGTTGAGTGAGGAAGAAAAAGTAGCATTTGCTAAAGATGCACTTGCAACTCGTTTAAATGAAAGAGAGCTTTCAAATGTTACTAGTGATCAAATCTTAGATCTATTAGAGCCAACAAGAGGTGAAGATGAAGGAGATGATATGTGGAATGTGTTTAATGTAGTTCAGGAAAAGATTATTCACGGTATGTTTGATGTGTATGGTGTGAGTGGGAAAGTACGTAAAGTACGTAAGATTAAAAACTTCCGTCAAGACACAAAAGTTAACCAAGAATTGTATAATTTAGCTTTAAACTATGCGTAATATATTAATTTGTTTATTATTACTAATTACATTGGTGGGATGTGAAGTCGAAACGGCTTCATACCCTTACCCATGTATTGATGGAAATTGTGAATCCGAGTTTACAATTGATACTATTGTCTCACCTGGTAGCTATTTAGGTGCAGATGGATATTGGAGGGTGAAATTCAGCGAGTTAAATTATTTCACTATACAGGGGCGTGCCGATGAACTAGTTGATCGCTACGTGTTAAATAAAGTACCACTCATCGAAACACAATTCGATTCGGATTATTGGGTGATATTTGATACGTTATCATGGACTAGTCCTATGTATTCGGTTTTAAGTTGGTTTTCCGATAAAGAATACCAAAACCCAATTGCTATTGGTAATCTTACATACACATTAGAGGATATAGCCGATCTACATCCACCGATGAATATAGCAGGATATCAAATCCCTAAACATTTTTGTTTAGAATGCCCATATGCACCCACCCTGCTTGCTACTTATAGTAAATACAATTACTTACCTCGCCAACAAATTTTCTGCGATGATGAGATGATTGGGGATACCGCAAGGATCTTTATAAAAACCATATTCAATACGGATGTGGGTATGAGGATAGAAAATGAACATGAGATAAAAGTAATATTTGAATAATGTCCAACAATTACATTAACTTCGACGATGAAAATTATCCTACACCCGAGATTTCCCAGGTCTCTTCCCCCACTATCTGGGTAAACGGATGTTTTGATGTGATACATGCGGGGCATATTGATATGATTAAGTATGCTAAATCCCTCGGTCAGCGTCTTATCATCGGATTAGACACCGACGAGCGTGTTCAATCAAATAAAGGTCCATTACGTCCGATTAATACCCTAGCATTGAGAATCAAAGTAATCGAATCTATAAGATTTGTTGATCATGTTGTATTTTTTGGGTCGGACGATGAATTAATAGCGCAAATCCGCGCAAGTAACGCGAGTACTATCGTTGTAGGTGAAGAGTACAAGGGCCGTGTGATAGGTGATGATATCGTAGATAACGTCGTATTTTACCCTCGCAAATATGGCTTGTCTACTACAAATATCGTATCGAAATAGTATATACGTATTTATGGATATTGATATGTCTGAGAGAAAGAGTCGAGTTTTTTGAAACTATTTGGTTTGATGAAGTATTTTTCGTATATTCACGTATAATAAGAAAATGAAGGTTATGAATTTAGGTTACGCATGTATCAATACTGCATTGAGTGCAAACAACATTATGACAAATCGTACAATGCGTCGAAAAACTTTCGAGGCTAAAGGGTTAGATTATGTTTCGGATTTAGCATTGTTAAATGTTAAGGATCTAAAGACTATTGTTAAGTGGAATAATGAAATGGGGATCAAATTATTCCGATTATCTTCTCAAATATTTCCTTGGCAAGATGAATATGAATTCTCATCATTAAAAGATTTTAAGGAGATTTGTAAATTGATGTTAGAAATAGGAGACATTGCAACTAAAGCAGGTCAACGTCTTACAATGCATCCCGGTCCTTATAATTGCCTAGCTTCTCCCAACCAAAAAGTTGTTGATAAAACTGTTCGAGAACTTGATTGTCATAGTGAACAAATGAATATGCTCGGGTTTAAACCATCACCTTATAATAAGATCAATATCCACGTTGGTGGAGCTTACGGCGATAAAATCGCAACATTAGCGCGTTTTAATGCCAATTTTAATCTATTACGTGCCGATACTAAGAAACGTTTAGTAATAGAAAATGATGATAGCCCAAATGAATATTCTGTTAAAGATTTGTTTGATGGTATTTATCAATCTATAGGTATCCCAATTACATTTGATTATTTTCACCATAAATTTAATACTAGTGATTTAACTGAGGAGCAAGCATTGAAAATGGCTTCTATTACTTGGCCTGATGGTATAGCTCAATGTTGTCATTACTCAGAGAGTAGACGTAAGGAGTTTCTTGATGAATCTATTCGTCCTCAAGCTCATTCGGATATTATATATGAGAAAATTCAAACTTATGGTTTAGAACCTGATATTGTAATTGAAGCCAAATTAAAAGAGCAAGCAATATTTAAAAGAGTCATATAAAAAATTTGGCTCCCCAAGATATTTTTCGTATATTCACGGTATAATAATAAAATAAAGGTTATGAAAATCCGTTTTACAAATCCATTTCTATTTTCTATAGGTTTATCCCTTATTCTGGGTGCTCAGTTTTTAACTGGAAGTACTTTATCATATTTTTTAGGGAGTGCTTGTTTTGGATTAATATTTGTTAATTTTTTAGAAAGTAGACAAAATGGATAATTTTAAAAAACTACTTCAAGAAACTATTGATGAAAATCGAGTAGAATTGTTGATAGAATCGCGGGAATATAGCGAGAATGAGCGCATATACATGCGAGGCTATAATCAGGCGTTGGAGGATATGAACGATGATTTTCTCGCAGAATATGGCGAATTTAAAAAATACAATTTTACCCCATCTTTAAATTAAAAATTATGAATACATCAAATCAAACTGAATTATTAAATACTCTTATTGAATTAGAGGAACAAATCAATGAACTTTGGAATTATCATCCAGATAATGAAAATTGTATTGATGTAGTAGCTGAATTTGATAATTTGCAAAAAAATGCATTACATATAGAACAAGAACTTAAAGAAAAAGGTTAAAGTATTGGAAGATTGGCAGAGTGGTCGAATGCACTGGTTTTGAAAACCAGCGTACCGCAAGGTACCGTAGGTTCGAATCCTACATCTTCCGCAAATGTCCTGTGGTGTAATGGCAACACTTCTGTTTTTGGTACAGACATTCTAGGTTCGAGTCCTGGCGGGATAACAAAATTATTTGGATATTTTAATTTTTAAGTTTATATTTATAAGTGTGAAGACACATACTGAACTTAAAGATTTTGCTAAAATAGTCCATTTATATTATATTGAGGGGATATTTGATAAAACTGATGCGAAGGTATGGTTAGAAGAAATAGGAGGTGAACTAAAACAATTAACTAAGAAAAAAATAGTATTTAGTTTTTTTGATACCTATTTTCCTACTCGTATGACTGTATATCAAAGTGGTAAGATTAGAGTTGAAAATGATTTAGATTCATACCCATGATTGACCCAGAAAAATTATTTAGTGCTTTTGAATTACCTAAAAGTGATGACCAATTAACCCAAGATTTACAAAAAACTCCTGCATTTAAGTTAGGTATGTTTAAAAAAATTATTTGGAATCAAAAGAATATGGAAAAGAAAATGGACCATTTCTTAAAATTAATGCCAGAAATAGCAGAAAAAATTGATATTGGTGAGGATGCAGGAGAATTTGTTACTCATACTAGGGCATGGACCTATCTTAAGGATTTTAACCCAGTTTCAAAACAAGGTAAAGAAGCAGCTAGATTATTTTCAGATGATTATACAATTACAGCATGTGAACTTGCGCTTTCATTTTGGGAAGAATTAGAACATTACGAAAAATGCGCACATATAAAAAAAGTTCACGATCTCTTAAAAAATAACTTGGCAAAGTAAACTTCCTATCGTATATTTGAGGTACAGGAACAGAGAGAAGAAGAGATGAGAGAGATAGGGTACGAGACGTCACGTGATGTCGCCCATAAAATATTTAAACACCCCAAAAATTATGAGAAATATAGAATTATTTAGACAGAAGCTTAGCCGTATTGATGGTAAGCTTAAAACCATTAAAATGATGGTTACCCGTAAAGGAACTTCTGTTGACGATATCCATAAAGTTATTGATGCTATTGAAAGTGAATGTAGTGATATCAATACTATGATAGATCGTGAATCCGCAAATGCATATAATAGATAATAAAAAATAAAAGTTATGAAATTGACAGCAGAACAAATCCAAGGGAATTGGGTTGAATTTATTGGTAATATTGATACCCATATTTCATCCCCTCGTAAAGAAACATTAATTGAATTTTATGAAAAGTACCATGAGCGTATTATGCTTATGCCTGCTGCTCATAAAAAAGAATACCATAACTCCTTCCCTGGAGGGTATGTTGAACATGTAAATCGTGTTGTGCGTTGTGCTCTTAAGCAAGCTTCTTTATGGGCTGAAGAAGGAGCAGATATGACTACCTTTACTAACGAAGAGCTTGTTTTTTCTGCTATTAATCATGACTTAGGTAAAATGGGTGATGAAGAACATGAATCATACATCCCCCAGGATGATAAATGGAGACGTGATAAATTAGGTGAAGACTATAAATTTAACACTCAGGTTCCATTCGCTTCAGTTCCAGATCGAGGTTTATTTATGCTTCAATCACATAGTATCCAGTATACATTTAATGAAATGTTAGCTATTCAAACCCACGATGGTTTATATGATGAAGCTAATTCTAAGTATCTTAAATCTTATATGCCAGAGCAAAAACCACGCACTTCCCTACCATTTATCTTACATCAAGCAGATTTAATGGCAGCAAGAATTGAATTTGAACGTGAGTGGTTACCAAAACTTAAAAATCCCGTGACATCCACAAAAAAGAATTTTACATTGGGTGCTAAGCCTAAAGCTATTGCTAGTAAGCAAAATAAAGCGTTAGGTGCCATTAAAAGTGAAGGTTTAAAAAATTTATTAGATAACTTATGATACTAGCTATTATTATTCTATCAGTTGCTGTTGTTGTCCTAGGATACACAACATTTAACCTTTTACGTAAAATTGAGAAACAAGAAGATATCTTGTCTAGCTATCTAACATATTTAGATAGAATTTCCCGAGTAATAGAGGTTTCAGATAAAAAGCTAAAGACCATAGACGCAAAAGGTACCTTTAGCAGTGACGATGAAGTAGGTTTTTTCTTTCAACAAATCAAAGGGTTACAAGACATCTTGAATGAATTCGTTCTCAAGAAAATCTAATAACCTACTATGCCCAGAAAAGCCAAAAGTAAAAACTACTTCACTCAAGATACAGAAAATGCAATTGTAAGATACAATAACGAACCTAATTCTAAGGTTCGTTCTGTTATATATGAAAAAGAAATTCATTATGCCTTTTTCAAGTTAACAGAAAATATTATCCATACTTTTAAGTTTTATTATACGGAAGTAGATGATATTGAACACTTACAACATGAGGTAATTACCTTTTTACTTTCCAAAATTCATTTATTTGACCCAACCAGAGGAGCTAAAGCATACTCTTATTTTGGTACTATAGCTAAGCGATATTTAATTCTCCAGAATCAAAAGAATTATAAGAAACGTGTAGATAAAGCCCCAGTAGATGTGTTATTTAAAGATGATTCATATTCATATAGTTTAGATGATCCAGATCCGGCAAATTTACCTATAAACCAATTCCTTGCTTTATATGTAGAATATTGTACCGAAAACTTATATGAATTATTTCCTAAAAAGCATGATGCTCAAGTGGCAGATGCTATTTTAGAATTGTTTCGTAAACGAGAAGATATAGACATCTTCAATAAAAAAGCACTTTACATTTACATACGAGAAATGGTAGATGTTAAGACCCCTAAAATTACCAAAATAGCTAATCAACTATATGGTATATTCAAAGATAATTATATATTTTTCCTTGATAATGGGTATGTAGAATTTGAATAGTTTATATTTATAATCAAATAAAACGTATAAATATGAGCCAACAATTCGAAAAACTAGTCTTTGGGAAGAAAAAATTCGCCGATTTACTCGAGGAAATTTACACTAACCAAAAACGGCGCGAAGCGCAAGTTACCGCGCTTATTTCCGAGTTAAAACCGATGGTTACCGACATAGGTGATGCGACATTAATTGTACCTTTGATTAAAGAATACATGGAAATCGGTGTTAAAAATGATGATGCTTTAATAAAAATGGCTACGTTAGTACAACGTGCTTTAAACTCTACAACTGAAGATGGTGGTTTAGGTATTTCTGATGAAGAAAAATCCCAACTGCTTGAAGAAATGGAGAAGCTACAAAATAAGTAATTATGCCTAACCCATTTGCCCAATCTTATAATGGTACATCCCAATCTCCTGAAAATACCACATCAGCTAGGGTAATAAGTATTATTTTAGATGACACTCATCCTTTATTTAATGATTTTGGGCAATGGGATTCTATTGGAACTATTTTTTATGATAGTATAGAATCTCCTTCACCATATTTACCAGTAAAAGACCCACAAAGTGAGGCATTATCATATTATCCAACTGCAAAACCCTTATTTCCACAATATAAAGCATTCCCTCTTATAAATGAGATAGTTGTTTTAATACAAGGTCCTTCTTTGGAATCTGTAACAGCAACAAGTGCAAAAAACGAATATTATATTAGTGTTGTTAATTTGTGGAATAGCCAACAACAAAATGTTCTCCCAGACCAAATTTATAACCAATATCTTTCTAATAACCAAACTAAAACTACTCAAGAAGTAGAAGCAGGATCACCTCAAATAGATAATTCAACAAATTTAAATGTTAATATTGGAAATACATTTGTAACTAAAAAATATATTTATCCTCTTAGACCTTATGAAGGAGATGTAATACAAGAAGGTAGGTGGGGGAATAGTATTCGTTTAGGAAGTACTGTAACAGGTAGTAGTAATCTTTGGTCTAATACTGGTAATAATGGAGATCCAATTACATTAATAAGAAATGGTCAATATGGTGTTATTCAAACTCCTGGAGAATATATTTTAGAAGATATTAATCTGGATGATTCATCTATTTACTTAACATCTAATCAACAGATTCCTCTTGTAGCAGCAAGTTCAAATGATTATTTAAGTTATACATCAAATCCTCCTACACTACCAAGTGAATATAGTGGAAAACAAATAATATTAAATTCAGGACGATTAGTTTTAAACTCTGATTTAGATCATATATTATTATCATCTCAAAAATCAATAAACCTAAATAGCCAATTATCAGTTAATATTGATGCTCGTTCAGAATTTGTAGTCCAAACACCTTCTATATATTTAGGTGATACTCAAAATACTCAACCTTTAGTTTTAGGAAATGATTTAGTAAGTTTATTAACTGATTTAGTTAGTGATATAGATTCATTAGCAACTTCTTTAAGCAATCAAGTAAATGGTCCTGATGGTACACCATTAGCACCTACTGCATTTACAGCTCAATTAATTAGTGCTAAAATTCCTGAATATAAAACAAGAATTTTAAATACATTATCTAATGTTTCAAATACTATATAATGGATAATTATTTCATAAAAAATGTAGACCCAATAAATCTTCAATTAAACACAGCTCAAATTGAAGGAGGACAATTTTTAGTAGTTACAGATATAAGTGATGTAAATAATCTAGGTTTTAATGTAATAATTTTTACAGATAGTACTAGAACCAATCAAGAAACTATCATTCCATACCCAAATGCTGTAAGAGATGGATTAACAAGGCAAGATGTTTTAGAAAGAACATATGCTATTTTATATCCTAATTTAGGACTTGATAAGGTATATCCTATTTTAATAACAAATCCTTCATTTGGAGCTGTCCAATTAGAGGTAGTTACTGTAACACCAAAGGATAACCAAAAAAAGAATGCATCTGATTTTATTAAAAAACAATCCCCTTTTACATCAGTAATAGACTCTAATGATATAAACACTGCTACTCCAGAAGATGCTAAACCTCAAGGATTACAAAAATTAGGTAAACTTATAGTAAATTTAGTTCTTAAACTAAAAAATTTCTTTTTACCCCAATTAACAGCCTTACTTTTAGAATATGGGATTGACCAATTACAAAGTGCTTTAGATAGAGATGAACTTAGTCCTGAAGAATTAAAAAATAGATTTTGTCCTACACCTGCTAGGTTAGAAGCTTTAATATTACAAAGAAATAATTTATCAGCAGTATTAAATAATACAGGCTCCCAATTAGACACAATATCCTCAGGTGTTAATTTTTCTGGTCAATTTGCTGAATTATTACAAGCATTAGTTAATGGATTAAAAGGAGCTGAGTTTATTTTAAATCAAGCAGCTAAATTAATCCCACTTATACCTGGAGCTATAGTTTCAACTGTGAATGATTTAGGCACAATTGCAAATATAACTTTAGTACAACCTGATGGGACACCCATAATCCCAAAAATTAAATCTATCATAACATCAGTTGCTCCCCCTTTTGCATTAATTCAACAAATAATTCTTCAATGTGTTAATCTTTTAGATCAATTAGATGCATTAATTTTATTATGTGACCCTAATGCTACTTTAACACCAACATCATCTACTATAGATGGCATTGTTGCAACCCAACTAATAGCTGAAGAAACAGAAACAGGAAATACCTATAAAGGATTTATCTTAGAAATTGAAACAAGAGCTTATACTCCTAAAGTAAACCAAAATAGAGCAGTAGGTAAAAATAATTTTGGAATCATAATGATATTTACAGATTATTCATTTGCCTCTAACCCTAATGTCTTAATAGATGAGCTTAAATTTATTATTGACAGAGATAATTTAAAAGCATACTAATTTAATATTTATAATAAAAAAGCATATGAAAGCTTCGGAATTTAAAACAATCATAAAAGAGTCAGTACGAGAAGTCATTCAAGAAGAATTAAGAGAAATTCTTTTAGAGGCAGTTCGTGCTCCTAAAACAACAGTAGTTACAGAAAATATTACACCAATAAATGCACAAACAACTCCTCCAACCCAAGCTAAAACGCATGGTGAAAGACAACAAATGTTTGAAAGTATTATGGGAGATATGCAAATGGGTAAAAGAGGTCAAGAAGAACTTTCATTTACTTCTGCAGATGCTCAAGGAGGTTATAACCCAAGAGCAACTCCAGGTGCTGATTTAGCCCCAGGTAATGTAGGTTTAGATCAAATTATAGGTTTAATGAAAGGTAAATAATGGCATATCGTATAGCTAATAAATTTCCAATTGATACTAAAGCTGGAAGAGCTGTTGGTGTGAGTATTCCATTTTCAGCACCATGGGTTTTTACTTCTACATTTCAAACTAAAGATGCTATACGAACTAATTTAATCAATTTTTTCTTAACTAATAATAACGAAAGAGTATTTAGACCTTCATTTGGTGGAAATTTAAGAACATTTATATTTGAATCAATAACTAGAGGTACAACAGAATCAATTAAAGAAAGTATACAAGATAATGTTACTAGATATTTTCCTCAAGTATTAATTAGAGACATAGAAATACTTTCATCAGAAGATTTTAATACTATAAATGTAATATTAGCATACGAAGTAGTTAATTTTGGAATTAACGATGAACTAAATTTAACATTCGAACAATAAGATGGCCGACAACAGAGACATAAAATATCTTAATAAAGATTTTGATACCTTTAGAGCTAGGTTAATAGACTATACTAAAACCTATTTTCCTAATACTTATAATGACTTTACAGAATCATCTCCTGGTATGATGTTCTTAGAAATGTCATCTTATGTAGGTGATGTTTTAGCATTTTACATGGACAACCAAGTTCAAGAGAATTTTGTTCAATTTGCTAGAGAAGAAAATAATTTACTTACTTTAAGTTACATGATGGGGTATGTTCCTAAAGTAACAACAGCTGCAAGTACTGATATCTCATTCTATCAAATAGTTCCTGCAAATGCTGCTTATGCTCCTGATTATACCTATGCTTTACAGATTCCAGAGAATACACAAGTTTCATCTAATGCTAATACCTCAATAGCATTTTTAACTGAAACTAAGTGTGATTTTTCTCTTTCAAGTTCATTAGACCCAACAGAAGTTTCCGTCTATTCAGTAGCAGGTGCTAATCCAGCATATTATCTTTTACGTAAAACTAGAAGAGCAATTTCATCTACTATTAATATAACAACTAATACAGTTACTGCTCCAACTGATTTTTATACTATAAACTTAGAGGCGCAAAATATTATTGGTATATTAGATATTAAAGATTCTGATGGTAATGAATACTTTCAAGTAC